AATGTATAGACTCAGAGGTGGTGCTCGCAATCCCTAAAGGATTGAACTCTGACCAAGAGGTGTCTAGTTAACCAGTATTAAATTTCGCTTTAGCGATTCCCTGGTTATGTTGGTATGAAGTAATCCAATCACCCTCCCTTCTTAATATTATAAGTAGTAGGACTAAGGAGTTAGTCCTTTTTTAATACCATTTTTTGTATGTTATCTACTCAGTATCGTCTTCGTTTAGAAGGAATTTGTAAATCAATCGCAGCAGGTCAAGATGTTTCTATAGAAGACATGATCTGGGCACAAAAATTAGCAAAGGCAAATACAAGTGCGAGAGGAATGTTAAACACAGCAAGAAGAATGAATACGAATCCTGACGATTCTTTTCTTAATCACTTGAATATTGGAGACCCCGATTCAAGTAATCACAAAAGGGGTTTCAATGGACCAGACGAAATTGTAGATTGGTTTCATCAAGAACGTAGCGATGACTGGAGGCAGAGAGATTAAATGTTAGCAACTGCATTACTGTTTAGTGCTATCCCATTTGTTGCTGCCACTCTATACTTTGGTACTAGAGGAGGTTACTATGACACTGATAATTATAAAGGGCATGGCACAGCACACAATGTTCTCTTAGAAAAAGAGACTAAATAACTAAACACAATGATTCATTATGATTACTGACATCAGATATGATGGGTTTATAGGTATTTTTGATACTGAATATAATACCCAACCGTTGATTGATTACTGGGAATATCAGAATAACGTAGGTTCCACCTTTAAACGTAAAGGTTTATTTGGTAGAGAACGTAAAGCACATGCTCGCAAAGACACATGTCTTGCTACTGAAGACTTTATGTTGGATCAGAACTGCGGTTATCAATGGATGCGAGAATATAATGAGGTTACTGGTCGATGTCTCGAAGAGTATATCGATAAGTTTGAACATCTCCTACATTATAGATATCAACAAGTATATCTAAATGTACAGAAGACTTTACCGCAAGAGGGATATCACTCTTGGCATTCTGAAGACGGATCCTTAGGGTGTAATCGTCGAATTCTTGCAACTATGATGTATCTCAATGATGTAAATGAAGGTGGAGAGACTGAGTTTTTATATCAGTCTAAAAGATTTAAACCTACTCGTGGTCAGTTTATGATTTGGCCTGCAGGTTTTACCCATGTACATAGAGGTAATCCTCCTCTATCTGGTGATAAGTACATTGCTACATCATGGTTAGAAAACATAAACGCATAACATGGCAAACTGGTATCAAGACCAACTAACGAATAAAAACTATCTGTCTCCCATAGGATTTGTATTCCTCTTGGAGAAAGCACGGAAGGTTTCGTTCTTGTGTCAAAAAGCAAATATCCCTGAGATAAGACTTGGAGAGGTCAACATTCCTACCAGAGGTTTTGTGCCTATTCCTATCGAAGGAAACATGAACTACAGTGAACTGACTCTAGACTTTGTTGTAGATGAAGATCTAAGGAACTACATGGAAATCCATAACTGGGTTCGTGCACTAGGTACTCCTGATAATGCCAATGAAAGAACTGAATGGATGCGTAATAACAGTGAAATAGGTATCAATGAGAATTCTGCAAAAACATCTGATGGTACACTACAAGTATTAAACAATAACAACGGAGCAAACTTTGACGTTGTTTTTAGAGATATGTTTCCAGTATCATTGAGTACACTGGACTTTAACGTTACTAATACAGATACAGATTACTTAACTGCGAGTGTTACTTTCAAGTATCTGATTTATGAAATCAGAAATGTTAACACACAGACAAGACGATGAAGTTTGAACACAAGTTTGAACATACCTGGGGTGGTGAAGATAATTGGTATACTAAATCTAAAAGGTGGGCAGCAAAACAGAAACCACCGCTATCATTAATTGCAGAAATATGTATTGAATGGTTGCATAAATTATGGATTGATGGTAAAATACTGATGGTCATGGACGACGTTGATCGTCAAGTAGACCAGATACATTCCCTATGGGAGGAAAATGACAGACAAATCACCCCACACATCGTGGAGACAGGAGTATTTGGAGATGAAAAGTGGTCTCTCCAAATCACAAATCCGATTGTTGAAAGAAGGACCGACAAGTCTTTCTCAAAGTTGGTTACTGGGAGCGATGCATCAAGACTACAAGAAGATCAAGGGGATCAAGGAACCTCCCTCTCGTGAGTCTGGATATCAGACAACAATGAAAGAGTGGTTGGAACAGAACAAAGAGCAAGGTGTCTAATGCTAACGTTCTGGATTCACTTGGTAGCATTCTATGAAGTGGTCGTGTTGAATTGTATTCAACCTGTAAACTGGAAGTACTGCTTACCAGTACATGAATGGTTAGTACCCGAACTTGTCCAAGGATATAAAATCTGGCAAGGACAAGAACACATCTATCAAAATGAAAAAGATTACTTAAATGAACTTAGATAAACTACAGGAACTCTGGAAACAGGACTGTGTGATTGATAGTGATTTGTATTGTGAGGAGTCAATTAAGATTCCTCAGTTACATCAAAGGTATCTGGAATTTTACAATACTTACTCTCTTATGAAGAAAGAGAAAGAGGGTGAGTTAAATGCACTTAAGAAAGACAAATGGATTTACTATAAAGGTAAAGCACCATCTCAAATCTACAAAGAGATGCCATTTGATTTAAAACTTACTACTAAAGAAGAAATTTGGATGTTCATCGATGCTGATGAAGAGATCCGTAAGTTACGTTATAAGATTGATTATATTGAGCAAGTATTATATTTCTTAGAGAATGTTCTGAAACAAATCAATACCAGAAACTTCCAAATCAAAAACGCTATCGAATGGACTAAGTGGAAAGAAGGGTCTTGATTTCCTGATACATAGTGTAGTGACGATTGCACTATGAGTATGGACCTTAAGATTAAGAAGAAGAACGAGGTGTATCTTAAGGTTCAAGCAGAACCTCATATCAATTACGAGTTATCAGATTTCTTTACCTTTGAGGTTGAGTCTGCAAAGTTCATGCAGAAACAAAAAAGGTGGAGAGGATGGGATGGAAAGATAAGATTATTCTCTCCTGCTACAGGGGAGATCTTTTGTGGTCTCTATGATTATTTGGTTGACTACGCAAAGAAGAAGGGATACGAGTATGAGACGGAGACCGATGAAAATTTTGGTCACCCCGAAGATGTGAATAAATTCGTGACTCCTGAGGCAGTGGCAGGATATGTGAAATCATTGCGTCTTCCTGTGAAGGTGCGTGATTACCAATACCAAGCAATATACGAATGCCTGAGATACAACAGACGACTCCTATTGTCGCCAACTGCCAGTGGGAAATCCTTGATGATCTATTCATTGGTTAGGTATCATAATGGTTTAGATAGAAGAGTTCTTATTGTAGTTCCCACGACGTCTCTTGTGGAGCAAATGTACAAAGATTTTGAATCCTATGGATGGAGGGCGTCTGACTATTGCCACAAGGTATATTCGGGGCAAGATAAATATACGGATGCTGATGTAATAATCACCACTTGGCAATCGATTTATAAGGAACCGAGTCAATGGTTTAGCAAGTTTGATGTCGTGATCGGTGACGAGGCGCACCAATTCAAAGCTAAATCTCTTACCTCTTTGATGTCTAAGTTGCATAACTGTAAGTATAGATATGGATTTACAGGAACACTAGATGGTACAAATGTAAATCAATTAGTTCTGGAAGGGTTGTTCGGAAGATGTACTCAAGTAACAAGAACAAACGAGTTAATGAAACAAGGTTATATTGCAAAACTTAAGGTTAAGATTATACTCTTAAAACATCAAGAAAAACTATTTGAGGGGTATCAGGATGAAATGACTTACCTCGTAGAGCATGAGGGGCGAAACAAATTTATTCGCAATCTCGCAAATGATCTAGAAGGTAATACACTTATCCTCTTCAACTATGTAGAGCGTCACGGAGAACCTCTTTACAACATGATAAATAGTTTCACAGGACGTCCAGTATATTTCGTACATGGCGGTGTAGACGTTGATGATCGAGAAGAGATTCGACAACTCACTGAAGTATCTGACGATGCTATCATCATTGCCTCTTACGGAACGTTCTCTACAGGGATTAACATCAAAAACTTGCATAATGTAATTTTTGCTTCTCCTTCTAAATCAAGAATTAGAAACTTACAGTCCATTGGGCGTGTATTAAGAAAGGGAGAAAACAAATCACAAGCGACTTTATATGACATTGCGGATGACATTTCTACAGACCGTGGAAATAACTATACTTTGAATCATTTATTAGAAAGAGTTAAAGTATACAGTCAAGAAAAATTTCATTATGAGATCATAAACGTAAAATTAAAATGATTAATCACATCAAACACGACGAAGATTTTTTTGGCATTTTCAAACTTACTAATGGAGAAGAAGTGCTCGCCAAGGCAATCATCACGTCCGACGAGAATGAGTCACTAACATTTTTACAAGATCCAGTAATGGTTCAAGTAATAAACAAACCCATGAATGAAAACAAAGTCATGCGTGGGGTAGGTTTTGTGAAGTGGCAGCAACTCTCTGATGAGGAGTTTTTTGTGGTGAGAGAAAAAGATGTGGTATGTATTGCAACCATGAGTAGAGAAGTTCAACTATTGTATGAATCTTATCTCATGACTGAAAACGGTTACAACCCCTCAGGTCCGCAAGCAGGATACCATATTAAGGCAGATAAATCAATCGGATATATTGGTAACACTGAAGACTATAGGAAACTCTTTGAGAAGATCTTTAAAGCTAAGAACAACCCTTGAACCCTTACAGTGTTATTGTACATGCATTTGACAATCTTGTC